CTAAGAATCCTTTGTAACCAATTAAACTGTCACGGTTCTCAATCATCATTGGCATAATCATTTGTGCCATTGGTATCAAACCACGTCTTGTGTAGTCAGCAAATTTAACCATTGAATCTTTACCAGCATCCGACATTAACATTGCACCACCCTCTTGTGATCCACTTATTCCAAAGAGACCTGGGCCTGTGGCGCTTGATGGTTGGAATGTGTAACGAGGAAAACCAAGTTCATTATTTTGATCTAAGAACCAATTTGTCTCATCACTGTTAGCACGGAACTGGCTTACTAATTTCTTATTTGTAACAATAGGTACTCCTGTGTATTGATCATACATAACCTCACCATCTTTACCACGCTTGTATTCGTTCTGCCACACCGCTGTGAAATCACCGCTACGATCATCTTCATCATTAAGATCTTCCATGTATAATTGCATAGCTGCTTGACCTATTTCACGTTCTGCTTTTCCTTGTTCAGCACCCATTTGAAATAACATTGGTGCTGTGGCCAACGCTGTCTGTCCTATAATTTCTGTGAAACCTTGCATGCCAGGGTCTTTAGATTTCCCTGCCATTAACATGCCACCAATATTCATAAGCAATGCTTGCTTCTGCATCTGTGCACTTTTATCACCACTACCTATAAATTGACGGACAATATCTTTGTATGCTTTAACACGTGTTACGGCATCACTTTCAATACTTTCAGCGCCTGCACTATTTGTTGCATCAACTGTTGCTCTATTAGTAGAAGCAGTGTTAGTACCTGTGCCATCATACTGCTCATTAAAATCTTTCTCTAAATTATCTAATTTTTTATTACTAGTTTCTTTTTTAATTTTAGTTGCGTTTATAATCTTTGGTTTTTTAATTGAGTTAAATTCATTCCATGGACCCGGTCCAGCTTCAGCTTTATTTGGTTTATCTACTTTTGTAGATTCTTGTGTACGCTCTGGAAGTAACCCTTTTATCTCATCGTACGCCAGGAAAGGTGCCGATGTTGCTACACCTGTACGTATAATTCCTTGCTTATTAGATGCTGCATCCATGTAATTTTTTACATAAGGATTTTTAAATATTTCTCGTGTTGATTCAGTTATATTTTCAAACACACGTGGTGTTCCTTTACCATACTGTGATCGTAAAGCATTGTATCCAACTTTAAAAAGTGGTCGTAAGTAAGAAGTCATTTAATCTCCTAATTTCCATAACCCGATGCGACTCCTGCTCCAAAAATACCGGCACCCAATGCTTGGGATAAAGGATTTGTTACGGGAGCGGTTCCCATCGTAGTTGTCATTTGCCCAGATGGTACTCCCCTAAATATATCACTCATGAATCCAAATCGTTGATAAGGATCTTGTCTATTTTGTAAGTAAGCTTGGTAGTTAGAATCTAGGCCTTGTTGAGTATTCTGTTGCATAACAGAACCTGCACCCATCAATGATGCCACATCTTGTTGACCCATTTGCTGTGTCTGTCCAGCCATGTTGCTATATTGTTGTGCGCCCGCACCGTAACGTGTCATTTGATTTTCAAAATCTCCCCGCGCCATGTTCATAGCGTTTCCATAACCTTGGGATAATGATTGTCCCACAGCCTGTGCTTTTCCTCCTTGTAATTCTGCATTCATAATCCCTGTTCCTGAACCACCATATGCTCCTTTGGAAGCAGCGCCCATGTTAGCTTGGTTCATTGCTTTATCATATTGATCAGAGATACCTTGTGTTACATAATCCTGGTAAGGATCTAAATAATTCTTGTAAGTAGATGGATCAAACTGTGCATTAGTCATGCTATCAGTAGCAGCTTCTGCTTTATTCATCATTGGTTCATAAGCACCAATACCAGATTGAGCCATTTGCAATGCTTTAACTTGTTCTGGATTAAATCCAGCTAGTGCTTGAGGTGTTATTGGGCCTTGGCCACCGTGTTGTTCTTTTCCAAACGCAACCGCTTGGTCCATGAGCCAAAGATATTTAGCCTCCATCTCTGGAGACATATTAGTTTGTGTTGTATTTACGTCATGACCTGTAGGATAATCTGCCATTATACTTGCACCCTTGCTTCTTCAATTGTTTCTGATGCCGGATCTAAACTATTCATTAACGAATATAATCCTGCGTGCCCTCCTGGAAAATTATTTGATGCTTCTTCCGTAAAGACAAATTCATTATTAGATAATGCAACTGGGCGTATGTCATCAGACTTACCTGTTCCCGGTCCAACGGCTTTACCACCAGCTATATAGCTATCTTTGTATGCAGGTGAACCACCTTTATTAAATTGTACATCACCGTAGTCACCAGCTGAGTCAGTTGTGTAATAAGGATTACTATACCCATCTTTAAATTTCTCTTTAGCTAATTCATATGGAATTCCATATTGAAATGCCATCATTCTAATTTGTTTTTCTTTAAACGCTGCCCATTTTTCTTCGTCACTCATACGTCCACCGTAAAGTCCTGCTATTTGTGGCACTATAGATGCCATCATATCCATGTTTTCTAATCCTAAACCTGGAAGTAATCCTGCTAGACCTGGGTTGCTTGCCATTTTATCGAGCATTTGTGGAGAAACATCTTTAGTAAAATATTGCATTGGATCTATGGCCATGTTTCTAGTAGCACCTTGTACTGGAATACCTGGTCCTTGCATTGGAACTCCTTGTAATGGAGCGGGAGTGTTTCCCATACGAGAAAAAGTTTCCGTATCATAGTTACCCATTGCTCTTGCTCCTTCAGTTATTTTTCCGGGTACATTAAAACCAGTGTTCATAACGTTTTTTTTATTAAGAGCTACATCCCACATGCTTAATTTATCTTTTCCAGTTAAAGAATTATTTGTATTAAAAGTTTTAGCCATGGTGTTTGCTTTACCCATACTAAATGGAACAGACGATGCGGCTGCCCACAATGCTGCTTTCTCTGGATGTTCTGATCCTGTCAGTGTAGCGATACCGTAATTCATTGCCGCGTTCTTCGCAGCGTTTGTTACAATAGGTGATCCAAGAGCAGGATATTGTGCTAAAATATTTGACATAAAACCAGTACTAGCTCCTCCTGCTCCTGCTCCTGCTCCTGCCATTGAACTCATTAACCATGGTGAAGCAATTGCTAAGGCCGCTAAACCCGCATCACTTTTTAAAAAACTTTTAGTACCCTTAAGTACATTCTTAAATCCATCATCTAACCAACCCATTATATACTCCTACTTGATAACATACTTATAATATCTTCATTTCCATATCCTTGAGATGCTAAAATTTGAGCTGCTATATTGTCATCATCAAGATCAGCAACATCATAAGGATTCATTCCCATCCCTGCTTCCAAAGTTTCTACGCCTGGCATAAACAATTCAGGATCCATACCTTCTGGTGTCATAAAGTGGTTAGGATTGTTTGGATCGTATTGTGGATATTCTTCCATCGGTTCACCATCATAATCGTCGTCATAATAACCCTCTGGTGGTTCATACCCTGGAATAAAATTATCTAAAAGATAAGGAATCTGTTCTCCCATTCCTTTAAAATCCAGTATCTCATCTAGTTTGTTATATCCTGATCCTAATAAATCCATTAACCCTCGTCCTGCATTTTGCATTGGATTTATACCTCTTCTTACATAATCATTAAATTTTTCAAAGCCACTTTCTTCTTGTGGAGCGCTATTATTTTGTATACCAATGCCTGGTTGTCTAGGATTACTTCTTCCAAAACTATTAAATTCACCAGGTGGATTTATTGGTTGGAAGGTATCCTCAGTCACAGCTACATTCGGACTTCTTCTTAAACTTCTAATGCCGGAATTAGATTGCTCCATATTTCCGCCAAATCTATTGTCTATTGCCATTATACTTTACCTACAACTCCCTCTAAAATTTTATGGATAGCGACACTCACGCGTACATCTTGTCTGATGTGATGTGATTGTGTGTCGGTTGCAGGGTCAGCTACGTCATCATCAGCTTCTTTAGCTGAACCGTATTCCTTACCTGTTAGCGTATTGGTAATAGTTATTTCTGCAGGGACAACAATCTTAGGAACTTGTTCCCCATTGATCTCTACATATTCTATTACACTATCATCCTTTATAGGCATATTCATTCCTTATATCAAGTATTATTACTTATTTCAAGCACTGAAAGCACCACGTGCAGCCTATCTGCATGACCTGGTGTTACAGTAATTATTTCTCCTTGTTGTGCTACAAGTGGTTCAGTTAATAATTCCACGGGAACATTGGCTCCTACAACCATTTCATGGGCCAAGTTAAACACGCCCGCAGCTACATCAGTAATAGTAACTGTTATCGTACTAGCAGTAGCCGAGTCATCACTAACTCTTATGGATTTAATTATAGCCTGAACCTTATCTGGCACTGTATATAGTACCACAGGATTAACATTTGTAGCTAAATCTTTTTTATAATTTGTATATACGTTACCCATTAAACCACGCAAACGCTTGATCATCATTACGCAACGTTTCCGGAGTGTAAGTACTATTAAGCAATATTATTAATTGATCCAAAGATTGAATCATTTGATTAAGTTGTCTTTGATCATATTCTTTTTGAGCTTGGGGTAAACGAGGAATATTTATTTGTGACATTATCTCATCCCATCTTGTTGAACATCAGCACGGTAAGTACCATACCTCCATGTTGAATTTAATGTATTACTTTCAATACGAACTGCTGCTTGTCGTCCACGTGCGCGTGTGCTTACAAATTGTGTAGTATTAATTACTTCATGGGGACCATTAATTACTTGTTCTGATGCAGGGTATAATCTAAATCGTAAAGAAACATCAACTGTTCCTGCTAAATTTTTAAAATCCGGAATAAATTTTTTAATTGACATTAATTTTTCACCAGCTTGGGGTATAACAAAACTTCCTGACTCCACAAAAGAAATCATTGCTGAACCATCAGCGTTCATTCCATTTTCTTGTGCATACATAAAAGTTCTACCTGGTGTTAATCCATTAATAGTTGTTATAGTAGATGAGGTATTTGTAGCATCATAACTTGTAGCGTAAGGAAAATTATACACACCTTTGTCAGCCCATGATGTACGATTCAATGTTCCAACATTCCAAACTTTTTCTTCATAGTTATAAGTAACACACCTATCAATTTGTGATGATCCATTAGAGCAATAAAACCATGTGACCTCATTAAATTCACTATTAGCTGCAGCAAATGTATCTTTTTGGGAAGCTTCATCAATATCACCAAACACGTAGTCTTCCACAGAACAAGGAATTTTACTTACCTTACCATCAAAACCAAAAAAAGAATCACGGCCCATCCAATAAGCTGTGCCATTAACATCTACTGTTGCATGTAACCCAGCTGACCCACACTTAGCACCTAGTTGTGTAAAACCAAAAACTAATGGAGCACCAACTAATTGCATCTGGTACATAGCTGTATCAGACCAAATCAAAACAGCACCACGTGATCGTGTTGCACTAATTAATCTACTTCCATCTGTTAGTCGTTGAAAACCAGCGGTATTTGTAGATGTAGGAATCCATATGTTAGGATCATCTTGTTGACTCCATCGAATTAACATATCATCTTGTGATGATGTTGTACCAATAGTTGTCTCTGTTCCAAAACATAAAACAAAACGATCTGTACCTGAAAGTAAAACAAATCTACTTCTGGTAGGTGCATTAGATACAGGGGTAACTGTCGCTGGAACCGTTACACCACCCGATGTGTCCCAATAATAAAGACCTCCATTAAACTGTTGGCATAAAACATCTTCCCCATAATTATCAAAAGACCATTTACCTGAATCTAATTGAACTGCTTCCGCTCCAGTTATTCCTGCGCGTGAAGTACCCCATGTGGATAATCCCCATGTTCCTGTTCCCCACCCATATCCAGCTACGGAAACAGCGGGTTTAGTATTTAGTTCATAAGAAGCATTTGTACCCGTGATAACTACTGAACTTGCACTTGTGGCTGTTCCGGTTGTAGTAATAACATATTGGGATGTAGAAATAACTTCAATAATTTCAAATTCCCCTAGTAGTTGTGCTTGTGTGATACCATTAACCGTACCTGGTGTACCAGAAATAGTAACAAAATCTCCTGTAATAGCCCCGTGTGCGGCATCAGTAATAGTTACATTAGAAGAAGTACCTGCTGTGGTATTAGTAGTGATAAGAGTGATAGCATTGGTTGCTGAACGAATAGGAGTAATGTCACTCCAGGCTCCGTTAGCATAAACATATAATTTCTTGTTAGTTCCTATGATTGTATACTGGTCTCCATCATTTGAAAACCATGTGAGAATTCCACGTGTTGCTCCTACTAAAGCATCTGTTGTTACTTTAACCCAACCTCCTATTTTTTCAGGAAGACCATAACGAAATCGCATGTTATCAGAATCAAACCATTTACCTTCAGCACCATATTCAGTAGCTTGTTTATCTACTCCTGGTTGAAAAGGCATTTTAACAAGTGGCATCTAAACTCCTATATAGCTGAATCGTAAAATCTAAGCCATTTAATGGCGCCGTTAACATTAATCATGATAGCTCCACCTTTTGCTGCAGCTTCTGCAGTAGAAGAAGATATACTATTAGCACTAGCACCGCCTGACGTTCCTTCAAAATGAATAAAGTTGTGATCAATATCATCTTGATCTAAAGATAAACAAGAAATAGAAGCACTTGCGCTGTTTTGATTAATTTCTAATTTAGCATTAGTTGGTACGTTTACTCCTATACCTACGCGGTCTGAACTACCATATGTAACTAAAAGATTAGGGTCATTATCTCCTTCAAATCTAGCGTCTACTAAAGCACCTGCATCATTAAAAGTAAAGTTACCTCCATCAAATTCTACAACTCCTGTCGCTGTTAAAGTTGATGCGGTTAATAATCCTGTTACACCTAATGTTGAGGATAAAGTTGCAGCACCTGTTGCTCTAAAAGTTCCGGCAACATCAAGAACAGTAGCGGGAGAAGCGGTTGCAATTCCAACACGATCTGTACTTGCATCTGTATATAATAAGCTTGCTTGTGTATCACCAGCAAACACTGCATCTTTGTCAGCTTGTGAAGAGTTAAAAGAAAAAGCACCGCCATTAAAAGTAACGTCACCTGTTGCTTGTAGCGTACCATTTGCTTTAACATTTCCTGCATCCGATAGTACATCAAAAGCAGTAGATCCATCTGTATAAATTATATGTTTGGCTCCAACTACTAAAGGAACAGGGGTTCCTCCTGTCGGACCAAAGTTTAATGTGTATCCATTTTTAGTCGTAGCATCATCAATGATATACCACATAGGAGTAGCTTCACATGTCACTGTCACATTTGTAACCATCGAACCTGTAAATTTTAATGCCGCGTTTGGCTGTTGTACTCCACTGCCTGTTCCCCCACTCGCTACCGTAAGTGCTTGCGTAGAAGCGCCTCCAATAGCTACAGCAATGTAGCCTTTCATAGATTGTTCAAGTTTTTCTAAATTTTCATTTGTTATAGTTCCCCAGGTTCCAGAATTAGATCCAGTTGTCTGAAGATTTAAATTTAATATTGCTGAATCTGCCATTTTATCCTTATCCTGTTGGTACTATAGTCCAGATATCTGTGTTGGCATCTGGAACTCCGTTCCATATTGTTAATTTTGGTACCCCTGTTGCAAAAGTAGCTCTTACACCTTCTAATGTAACGTTAGCAGTACCTGTTACAACGACTGATCCAAGTGCAAAAGTTGCACGTACACCAGTTACGTCATATTTAGATTCTATTGTAACATCTCCTGTGCTAAATGTCGAGCGAACACCTACTAAGGTAAAATTAGAATCGCCTGTAACAGTGGTATTTCCAACAGCAAAAGTAGCTCTTACACCATTTGGTGTAAAGTTAGCATCACCTGTGACACTAAGAGCACCTACCGCAAAGGTAGCTCTTACTCCTGGTACATCTTCTATATAACTGTTACCAGTTACAGTGACAGTACCTAATCCAAAGGTTGCACGTACACCTGTAGGTGTAACAACGATGCTACCAAATGATGAGGGACCTTGAGCAAACGTTTCGGTCGCAAAAGCTGCTGCGCCGAAGACCATTAGGTTTTATCCATTTCAGCTTTGACAGCTGTCCATGTGATTTCTGAATGAGGATTGGTCGTAGTTTTAATAGCATGATTATCTGCATCAGAATCTGTTACCCATTCTATTTTATTAAAATCTTCTTCAGTTGTTATACTACCTACCCAAATCATTTCAGTATTTAGTTTTAAATTCTTAATTGCTTTTTCAAACTTTTCATTTTGTGTTAGTGCCATTTTATGCCCCTATCTCCATAGCCCACATGTAACCAGATATACTATCATAACAGTATCTTGCCGTTCCACCCCACGAAGCAGCACCCATAATCTTGTAATTACAGACTGTTGTAGCAGAAGGGCTATCTATTAAAGTAACATTAAAAGGTATTAAATGTGCATTATTACTTCCAGCAGAGGCATCAACAGTTGAAACTATTGCTGAAATACCAGCACCTTGCGCTGATAAATTAGTATAACCTCCACCATTTATATTTCTTAAAAATTTAGTTGAAGCACCACTTTGTGTATCAGTATCATTATTATACATTTGAGCATACACTCCTACATATATTTTACTTGAAGCTGCTGAAGGAGTTATGCTCAAAGAAAATCCTGTTACATCAGAAAAAGAAGTAGAGGTTGTTGAATACTCTGAAGTGATCGCAACATTTATAGTTTGTAAAATTTTTCCAGGAGCAAACGTTGTAGTACCTGTACCACCATTGCCTGTAGCTAGTGTACCAGTCACATTAGTAGCTGCGTTAACAAACGTTGTCGCTGTACTGTTCGTGCCACCATTAGCAATTGGTAATGTACCAGTCACCTCGGTTGTTAAATTTATTGTATCGCCTAAAGCTGCGAGGTTGATTGTTGTTAATGTCATATTATTATCCTATTAATTTGTATCCAAAAAATGAATAAGGTGAGCTCCAAGTATCTCTATTGCTTCCAGAAGGTTGATACGCATAAATTTCTATATAATCACTTACTGCTAAATCTAAAACTGCACTAACTGTCATTCCCATATCTGTTGCATCTTTCCATCTATATTCTGCATAAGCACCAGAGCCATTTTTGTAAATAGATAAAATTTGTTGTGAAGTCCACGCACCACTTAACCAAGTTATAGTTCCTGTAATAAAGTACTTACCCGCAGCACCTGATGGTACTGTAAATCTTGAAGTTGCAAAAGCACTATCTGTATCAATAACTTCCGTTCCATAAGTTATTTTAGTCTGTGTAGCTGTTACTATCGCTGTTTGATTGGCAGCAGATTTTGCATACCACATAGGTTTACTTGTCAGTGCACCAGAAAAAACACCCTTTCCATTGCTCGAGATTATGGTGTTACCGCCAATGTCTTTGATTGTATCTACTTGTATCGTGCTAGCCATTTATTTATCCTTTAGGGTTTGCATCTTTGATCCCTTGAATACGTGTTTTCCACGCATCGATATCCTTAAATATCTCATCAAGCTG